TGCAGTTCCGCAGCGCGCGAGAGCACGATGACGAGCGCCACATTTGCCCGCTGCAGTTGGAGGTGATCCGGCGTGCCGTGAAGCTGTGGAGCAACCCGGGCGACGTGGTGTTCAGTCCGTTCGCCGGCATCGCGAGCGAGGGCTACGTGGCGCTCGAGATGGGCCGCCAGTTCCTCGGCGCCGAACTCAAGCGCTCCTATTGGGAGCAGGGATACAAGAACCTAGCCGCAATCAGCGAGCTCGCCAGCCTCGTCTAATGACCCCCGAGCTCTACGAAGCGGTCGCGAAGATCGCGCGTCACTGCTGGCGCGGCGTGCATTGGGAGAAGGGGCCGAACGGTCCGCGCCCGGTGCGCGAGCCGCTGAAGCGCCAGCATCTTGAACGCCACATCGATGGCGGGCCGGGCGTCGGCCTCGCGCCAATCACGCCTGGTGAGAGCACCACGCGCGTCGCGGTGCTCGACTTCGACAGCCACAAAGGCGACGTGCCGTGGGAGACGATGCGCGCGAAGGCGCGCGCGGTGTCCGAGCACCTCGCCGCGCACAAAGTGAGCGCGATCCCGTTCCGCTCGTCGGGCGGTAAGGGCATTCACCTAATCATGCTCTGGGACGAGGTGCAGGACGCGTACAGCGTTCGCCAGCTTCTCGCCACTGCTTTGTCATCGTGCGGCCTCAGGCCCGGCACAAAGGGCGTGAAGCATGATGAGGTGGAGGTGTTCCCGAAGCAGGACGACGTGCCCGCCGATGGACTCGGCAACATGTTCATCCTGCCGCTCACGGGCGAATCGCTGCCGCTCGATCCCGGGACGCTCGAGCTTCGCACCTACGATTACGCGGAGTCGGTGCGCGAATGGCCGAAATCCAAGGCGGTGCCGCAACTTACGCGGCCCTCGACTACTGAACATCCATCCAGTACAATTGCATCGCCGTCGTCTGCAACCAACCTAGCTGACGTTCAGTCGGCACTGCAGGCGATACCGAACGAGGGTGCGGAGTCGCTCGATTACGACTCCTGGCGGGATGTGATCTTCGCAATTCACCACGCAACGGATGGCAGCGCTGAAGGCTTGGCGCTCGCGCACGAGTTCTCGAAGCGCTCAACGAAGTACGACGCCGACTTCCTCGAAGAGCGCGTGTGGCCCTATATCCGTTCGGAGCGTGGGGGCAAGGTCATCACTGCCGCGACGCTCTTCAACAAGGCGCGCGCGCACGGGTGGCAGGAGGACATCGTGAACGAGTTCACGGACCTCGGGCCGCTCGAGCAAGATTTACCTCCAATCCGCGAATTGGAGGGGAAGGCGCCGGCAGACGGGAAGGCCGAACGCTTCGCCATTGTTCCCATCCATGTGTACGCGACGCGCCCGAGTCCCGAGTGGATTGTCTACGGCGTGCTGCCGCAGGCCGAGCTCGCGCTCATCATTGGCGAGTCGGGGGCAGGTAAATCTTTCTTCGCGTGGGACTTGAGCGCTGCGATCGCGCAGGGTGTGCGCTGGCGCACACGCCGAGTGAAGAAGGGGCGCGTGCTCTACATCGTTGCCGAGGGTCAAACGTTCTTCCATCAGCGTGCTGTCGCCTATGGAAAACGTCACGACGTGTCACTGGAATCGCTACAGATCGGGGTAATATCGGACACTCCCAATCTGATGCAGAAGGACGACGTCAAGTCAATCTGCGAACAGCTAATTAAGTTCGGTAAGGTTGATGTGATCGTCGTTGACACATTCGCGCAGGTGACACCGGGCGCGAACGAAAACGCGGCCGAGGACATGGGCCGCGCACTCGCCAATTGCAAGGCACTGCATCGCGCGACCGGCGCGCTGATCGTACTCGTTCACCACATCGGCAAAGACGAGACGAAGGGCGCGCGCGGTTGGTCCGGCATCAAGGCGGCAGCTGACGCCGAGATCACCATCGCGCGCCGCGATCCGCTTCGCATCGCCACTGTGAGCAAGATGAAGGACGGCGCCGATGGCGTCGTGCTGCCCTTCAAGCTCGTGGACGTCGAACTCGGTCAGAACGCCGAGGGCGAGCGCATCTCCTCATGCATCGTGGAGCACATCGAGGACGAACAGGAGAAGGCCTCAGGGCGCACGCCGGCCGGTGACGTCGCCAAGCACGTCTGGCAGACAGCGCGCGGCCTGGCGCTTCTGGATGGCGAGGAAACCACCGTCGGCTCGGTGATCGAGGAAGCGATCAAGGAAATGGTCACCGATCCGACTAAGCGCGACCGGCGGCGCGAGGTGGTGACGAGGGCGCTGCAGACCCTCACTTCTGGTGGCTGGCTGCGCGTGGAGGGCGGGAGAGTGCTGCTCCCGATGGTGCAATGAGTGCGCAAATTCTTGCAGGTTGCTCGCTGATACGTGAGCGCCTATTCACCCACAACTGCCACACGCTGCCACAAGTGGCGTTTGTGGGTTTGTGGCGAAGACCCCGATTCATTGCCACCCACGCCACACACCCCTTTAGGGGTGTGGCGGTTGTGGCAAAGGGGTCGGACCGAGGATGTGGTTCAACGCGCAAAAATTTGCGCACAAGGGAGAGGCAATGCAATCCGCAGAAATTTGCGTGCAGGAGGTTCCGGTGACAACGCGCAAAGAAGTGCAGGTAAACGAGCGAGGCCGTCGGATTGGGGAATCGCACCCGCGCGCCAAGCTGACCGACCATGAGGTCGATCTGCTGCGCGAGGTGTACGAGGACTTGCTGGTGAAGCAGAAGAAGCCTCGGCGCGAGGTGGCGAAGATCATCGCTGAGAAGTTCGACGTGCACCCGCGCACAGCCGACAAAATCTACTACTGCGAGAAGCGCGCGCAGACCCCGGCGAGAGCGAAGCGCGTCAAGTAGTGGGGGCGCCCTTGTGGTGCGTGCACGAATTTACATTCGTGTGCGTGGAGCTCAAAGGGCGCAGGGAATTGTTTTGTCGCTTCTACGTCACGGGCGACGTTCAGGGTAAGGGGAAACTGAACGGCGCCGCGGCGGCGCGCAACGCTGGCTACTCGCACGACACGGCGCGCCAGATCGCGTGCAACCTGCTTGCCGAGCAGGAAGTGCAGGACCGCATTGCCGAGCTCGCGGACGAGAGGAACAAGAAGCTCAACCTCGACGCGAACGACATCATCATCGAACTGCTGCGCATGCTCACGGCCGACGTGTCGCAGGCGCTCGATGAGAGCGGGAATGTGAAGAACATCCACGACATCCCGCTCGACGTGCGGCGCGCGATTGCATCGTTCGAGCAGGAAGAGACGGGCAGTGCGAAGACCATCCTTCGCACGAAGATCAAGTTCTGGTCAAAGGAAAAAGCGGCCGAGCTCCTCGGTCGGCACCTGACGCTCTTCAAGGATGTGCTGAAGGTCGAAGGCCTCGAGACGCTCGCGGAGAAGATTCACCAGGCGCGAAGCCGCGACGCGGTGCGTGAGCCCGATGTCCGCGACCTCGTCTGATCCGAACGACCTCCTAGCGGAGGACATGGGGCGATTCTTCGCGGACCCGCTCGGGTTCGTGATGTACGCATACCCGTGGGACACCGATCCCGAGTTGCAGATCGTGGAGCTCGCCGAGCCGTGGGCGTCGCGATACAACTCGTTCTACGGTCCCGACATCTGGGCGTGTGAACTGCTCGACGAGATCGGCCGGCAGGTGCGCGAGCACGGCTTCGTGCCAGGTGGCCCGGCAGTCGAGGCGATACGCGAGGCTATCGCGTCGGGCCACGGTATCGGCAAGAGCGCGATGGCAGGCTGGCTCGTGGACTGGATCGCATCGACGCGTCCGCATTCGCAGGGCACGGTCACCGCCAACACGGCGACGCAGCTGGCAACGAAGACGTGGGCGCAGATCGTCAAGTGGACGAAGAAGTGCATCACGGTGCACTGGTTCACGATCAGCGCAAGCCGCGGCAACATGTCGATCCGGCACAAGGCGTTCCCCGAGTCGTGGTTCTGCACCGCGCAGACGTGCGACGAGGAGAACAGCGAGGCCTTCGCCGGCCAGCACGCCGCGAGCTCGACCTCGTACTACATCGTGGACGAGGGCTCGAAGGTTCCCGACAAGATTTACGAGGTCATGGACGGCGGCCTCACGGACGGCGAACCGATGCAGTTCGTGTTCGGCAACCCGACGCAATCTAGCGGCCGGTTCCATTCGTTCTTCCACAAGCTGCGCCATCGCTGGGGCACGCGCCAGATTGATAGCCGCAGCGTGCAGATTACGAACAAGGTCTTCCTGCAGGAGTTGATAGACGACTACGGCATCGACTCCGACATTGTGAAGATCCGCGTGCGCGGCATGTTCCCGGCGATGAGTTCGTTGCAGTTCATCTCCACGCGCGATGTGGACGCGGCGATCGCTCGTCACCTTGCGCCTGGCGCCTACTCGTTCGCACCGAAGATCCTCACGCTGGACAACGCGTGGGAGGGCGACGACGAGGGCGTGATCGGCTTGCGCCAAGGTCTGCGCTTTCAGACCCTCGTCACGTTCTCGAAGAACGACAACGACATCGAGGTTGCGAACAAGCTCGCCGCGCTCGAGGAGGAGTACGAAGCCGACGCCGTGTTCATCGATGCGGGCTACGGCACTGGAGTGTACAGCGCCGGCAAGACCATGGGTCGCGATTGGGAACTCGTCTGGTTTGCTGGTGAGTCACCCGATCCCGGCTGCCTCAACATGCGCGCGTGGATGTGGCAGCAGGGCAAGCTCTGGCTCAAGAACGGCGGCGCGCTCGAGGCGCGCGACCAGGTGCTCTACAGCGACCTCGTCAACATGCAGACCGTTCCGCGCATGGACGGCAAGGTGCAACTTGAAGCGAAGAAGGACGCTAAGCGCCGCGACATCCCGTCGCCCGGGCGTGGCGACGCGTGGGCGCTGTCCTTTGCGCGTCCGGTGGCGAAGAAGCCACGCGGCCTCGTTGCCGCAGTCGGCGCCCTTAAACCGAAGAGCCGCGAGCATGATCCGTACGCATTGATCGGAAAAGAGTGAGGACGCGTACGAGATGTGCTCGCCGGAGGCCGCCGCACTTGCGACTGCTGCGCAACCTGCTGTAATCGCGCCAATTGCCGCCGCTGGCATGGCGCTGGGCGCGCTCATGCCTAAGGTTCCGAATCCGCCGGGTGGTGAGCCTGCCGGCCGCGCGCCTGCGTCGCAGGCCGAGCGCATACCCGACCAGGCAGGGCTTCGCCGGCAAGGTGCCAACGGTGGCCCGGCTGGCGCCGCGTCCACGATGCTTACCGGCCCGGGCGGCGTCTCGCCCAACCTCCTCTCGCTGGGCAAGAACACGTTGCTCGGTAGCTAGGGCGCACGCGAATGCGCTCGGGCGAATCCCTCCGCACGCTGAAGCTGCGCCGTCATGGTGCGCTGATTCAAGAGCGCTCGACGTGGATCACGCGCTGGAAGGATCTCAGCACGTATCTGCTGCCTTTCTCGGGTCGCTTCTTCACGTCTGACCGCAACCGCGGCGACAAGTCGTTCAACAACATCTACGACTCGACGGGTACGCGCGCGCTGCGCATCCTCGCCGCCGGCATGATGGCCGGCATGACGTCGCCGGCACGGCCGTGGTTTCGCTTGGCGACGCCAGACGCGAAGCTGAACGAGCTTGACTCGGTCAAGCGCTGGCTGAACGACTGCGCCGAACTCATGCGCCGCGTCTTCAACAAGTCGAACACCTATCGCGCGTTCCACTCGCAGTACGAGGAGCTCGGCTGCTTCGCCACGGCGGCGAACATCATCGACGACAACTTCGACACCGTCATCTGGAACTACACGCTGACGGCGGGCGAATACTGCATTGGGGTCAACCACCTCGGGCGGCCGGACACGCTCTATCGCGAGTTCGAAATGACGATCGCGCAGATAGTCGAGCAGTTCGTGTACGGCGGCAACCGCAACGCGACGCCCGATTGGTCGGTGGTCAGCACGAACGTGAAGAACATGTGGGACACGAGCAAGCACGACCAGTGGCTGCCGATCCTGCACACCATCGAGCCGCGCTTGTATACCGAGCGCGAGTACGGCAAGCGCGATGCGAAGAACATGCCGTTCGCCTCCTGCTACTTCGAGACGAACGGCGACGAGCAAAAGGTGCTGCGCGAGTCGGGCTATCGCGAGTTCCCGGGCACGATCTCGCGCTGGCACACGCGCGGCCAGGACATCTATGGCAACGGGCCGGGCATGGAAGCGCTCGGCGACATCAAGCAGCTGCAGCACGAGCAGTTCCGCAAGGCGCAGGGCATTGACTTCATGGCGAAGCCGCCAATCGCGCTGCCGGCGGACGCGAAGGGCAACGAGGTTGAATACATCCCGGGCGGCGTGACGCTGACCGGCGCGCTCGGCCAAGGTGCGCGGGCGCATAACCTGGTGGACGTAAAGCTCGATCTGCAGCACCTGCTCATGGACATCCAAGACGTGCGCCAGCGGGTGAAGGAAGCGTTCTACGCCGACCTCTTCATCATGCTCGCGAACCAGCCGCTCACCGGCCGACAGATCACGGCGCGCGAGATCGCCGAGCGCCACGAGGAGAAGCTGCTCATGCTCGGGCCGGTGCTCGAGCGCCTGCACGACGAGCTCCTCTCACCGCACATCGACATCACGTTCGCGAAGGTCGTGAACGCCGGCTTGCTTCCGCCACCCCCACCGGAGATGCAAGGCATGGATCTCAACGTGGAGTTCGTCTCCACACTTGCGCAGGCGCAGAAGGCCGTCGGCCTCGGTTCGCTCGATCGACTGCTCGGCACTGTCGGCCTCGTCGCGAACAGCAAACAAGACCCGGGCGTGTGGGACAAGCTCGACACGGACGAGATCGTGGACAAGTACGCCGACATGCTCGCCATCGATCCGAGTTGCATCGTGTCGGACGATCAGATCGTGTTCATTCGCGAATCGCGCAAGAAACAGCAGCAGGCCATGCAGATGGCCGCAGCCGCTAAGCCGCTCGCCGATGCTGCCGGCGCAGTCAAGACGCTGGGGGAATCGGACCCCGATGCCGCGCGCAGCGCCGTCGCCAACGTTATGGGATACCAGTAATTGGAGGAAGTCATGCGTCAACTACTCGCCATCATCGCTCTCGTCTTCAGCGCCACCGTGCACGCGCAGGACGCTACCACGCTGCTCTCTGCGGCTACCACCACGGGCGCGAGCACCAAGGTCGGCGTAGAGGCGCCGCTTCGCGCGTACTACGCGAACGGCACCACGAGCGCCGGTTCCGGCTCGGCGACGATCAAGATCGAAGGCACGAACGTCACCGCGCCCACGCTCGATGATGAGTGGGTGACGCTCGGCACGATCACGCTAACGCTCGGCACTACCGTCACCGCCGACGGCTTCGTGAGTCAGGCGCCGTGGCGTTGGATTCGCGCGAACGTCACTGCGATCAGCGGGACCGGCGCATCGGTGAACGTCTACTTCAAGGCACGCTGACATGCGCAAGTTCCTCTCCTTTGTCCTCGCGATGCTGCTTGGTGCCGCTGTCGGCACCGGAATCGATCAGGCGTACAGCGCCGTCACCACGACGGCAGCTGCGAACCCCGTCAACAACATTGTCGGCGGCTCGATAGACAACACGCCGATCGGCGCGACGACGCCGAGCACGGGCGCGTTTACCACGTTGACTGCGACCGGCAACGTAGTGGCTGGTGATTCGCTCAGGCAGTCCAAGGCATCGGCGACGATGTACGAAACCCTCAGTCTGACGAACGGCACGTCGGGCGTCGCTGCGGGGGCGTACACGATCTACACGGCTGGCACGAACGCCTATTACACGTACGTTTTCAGCCAGGGTTACACGACCTCAAATCAGTACGTGCAGAACGGCGTCCTACTCGAAACGGCCGGCGCTGGCGGCATCAATCTCTCCGGCCACTCGGCGACCGGACCAGTAAAGGTCTGGAACAACGATGTTCTCACCGCGACGTTCAGCACGTCTGGCTTGCAGATAGCGCAAGGCGCGCTCGGCTACGCGACAGGCGTGGGCGGCACGGTGACACAGGCGACGAGCAAGGCAACGGCTGCTACGTGCTCGAAGGTCACCTGCGAGATAACGATGAACGCAGCGGCGCTCGCGGCGAGCACGACGGTCAGCTTCACGCTGACGAATACGACACTGGCCGCCGCGGATCAGTTCGTTTGCACGCATCACTCTGGCGGCACAATCGGCGCTTACACGGTTACGGCGTTCCCGGCTGCAGGTTCGGCAACGGTGGCGCTACGCAACGTGACGGCTGGTTCGCTCTCCGAGGCCGTCGTGTTGAAGTGCAATGTGTACAAGTCGGCCACAAGCTAATGCGCCTCATTCTCGGCGCTGCGCTGGCGTTGTTGGCCCTCGTGGCGCGAGGGCAATCTTGGGGTCCGAATGATTACCCTGACTGCGCGTCTGCCAACCAGGCGCTGCAGTACAGCCGCTCGAACGGCGCGTTCTCGTGCGGGACGATGTCCGGTGGCGGCACGTCAGTACCGGCCGGCGCCATCGTCTTCGTAGACACCGGGAGTTGTCCCGCCGGATATACCGAAGTTGCGGCTCTATCCGGTCGTATGGTGCTCGGTACTACGAACGCGAGCGCCAACGTCGGCACAACTGGCGGTTCGGACAACATCACGCCAGCTGGCATCGTCTCGCAACCGACGTTCATGGGCAACGCGCTAGCGACGCACGCGCACGAGTTGCCGTTCCAGATCCCGAGTACGACTACCACCCGGCAGATAGCCGCGGCGACGTTCGGCACTGGCACGAGCCGCGCCGCAACGGCAGTGAGCGCTGCGGGCACCGCGAACACAACGAGCGCAGCCGTTGCACTTTCGCAGGCCGTGAGCGCCGGTACACCGAGCGGCACCGTCTCGCAACCGACCTTCACCGGTACGCAATTCGACAACCGCTCCGCGTTCATCCGCCTCATCGGCTGCAAGAAGGATTAGGCGGCGCCCTTAACAAAAGCAGCGCCGCTTATTGTCCCGCCTGACGCGATGGAGACGAGCCCGACTGATCTCGAAGCGCAGCAACGTGAGCGCGAAGAGGCAGAACGGGCAGCGACGAAGCGGCGCGAGCAGGACCGCGACGACTTCAAGTGGGTGATGTCCGACGCGCGCGGCCGGCGCTTTGTGTGGCGGCTGATGCGCGATGCAGGAGTCTTCCGCTCTACGTTCGCACCTGGTGACGCGCTTACAAGCGCGTTCAACGAGGGCAACCGCCAGAACGGTCTGGCGCTGATGAACGAGGTGCTCGCCGTTTGTCCAGAGCATTGGTTGAACATGGTTAAGGAACAGAAGACTCGATGAGCACGCTGATTTCGCAGGAACCCGCAGCGCAACCCGCGCAGCCGGCGGCCCAACCCGCCGCGCAGCCTGCCGCTGCTCCTGCGAGCGCGACCGCTGCGGCACCCGCCGCAGCGGCAACAGTCACCGTCGAAGACCAGCGCAAGTTCCTAGTCGAGCAGGGCGGCAAGGCGGACGAGATCGCCAAGCTCCCCGAGGCCGACCTCAAGACCAAGTACGACGAGGCGAAGAAGGCGGCGGACGACAAGGCAGCAGCCGAGAAGCCGCCCGTCGATGGCAAGTACACGTTCAAGCCGCCCGAGGGCGTGCAGTTGGACGACGAACTCACGGGCAAGCTCGGCACGCTCGCCAAGGAACTCGGCCTCTCGCAGGCGAAAGCGGACAAGGTCTTTGCGCTCGGTGTGGAGATGCAGAAAAAGAACATCGCAGCGCTGCAAGCCGCCGTGGAAAAAGTGCACGGCGAGTGGGCAGAAGCCACGCGCAACCACAAGGAGTACGGCGGCGCCAACCTCGACGCGAATCTCGCAGTGGCGAAGACCGCGCTCAAGGCGTTCGACCCGCAAGGCGAGCTCAAGAAGGTGCTCGATGAAACGGGCCTCGGCAATCATCCGGCGCTCGTCGGTGCGTTCATTCGCATCGGCAAGGCGATCAGCGAAGACAAGCTCGTGACCGGCAAGACCGGCACGCAGACTGGCGCGCAAAGCAGCGCGTTCTCTTACCCGAATTCCAAGCACAACGGCTAACCAGGAGGAGTAGTCCATGTCCACCCTCGCAACCACCCACCCGACCCTTCTGGATGTGTCGAAGCGTCTCGACCCGAATGGCGACGTCGCCAAGCTGGTCGAGATCCTCAACATGCAGAACGAGATCATCGCGGACGCCGTGTGGCTCGAATCGAACGAGCTCACGGGCCACGTCTCCTCGATCCGCACGGGCCTGCCGGCGCCGACGTGGCGCAAGCTGTACGGCGGCGTGCAACCGTCGAAGAGCACCAGCGTCCAAGTCAAGGACAGCATGGGCATGATGGAAGCCTATGCCGAGGTGGACAAGGCGCTCGCCGACCTGAACGGCAACACCGCCGCCTTCCGCATGTCCGAGGATCTTGCGCAGATCGAGGGCATGAACCAGGAATTCGCCTCGACGCTGTTCTACGGCGACGAGTCCACAGCGCCGGAAGAATTCACCGGCTTTGCACCGCGCTTCAACTCGCTTTCCGCTGCGAACGGCGACAACGTAATCTCGGGCAGCGGCGCGGGTTCGGACAACATCAGCATCTGGCTGGTGGTCTGGGGTCCGAACACCGTGCACTGCATCTACCCGAAAGGGTCGAAGGCAGGCCTGCAGATCACCGACAAGGGCCAGGTCACCGTCGAGAACGTGGACGGCGCGGGTGGGCGCATGGAGGCCTACCGGACGCACTACCGCTGGGATGCTGGCGTCGTCGTGCGCGACTGGCGCTACGTCGTTCGCATCGCGAACATCGACTCGTCCGACCTGACGAAGGACGCCGCGACCGGCGCCGACCTCATCGACCTGATGACGCAGGCGCTCGAGCTTCCGCCGAGCCTTACGGTCGGCAAGCCGGTGTTCTACGTCAACCGTCGCGTGCGCAGCTTCCTGCGCCGGCAGATGGTGGCGAAGGTCAAGCAGTCCACCCTCACGCTAGAGGACGTCGGCGGCCGGAAGGTCGTGCACTTCGACGGCGTTCCGGTGCGGCGCTGCGACTCGCTGCTCGCGACCGAATCGGCCGTGACCTAACGCGGCGCCACAGAACACTAGACAGGGAGAAGCAACATGATCCTCGACGAACGCACCGAATTCTGCGACGCCACCGCCCTCAACACGGGCGCCGCCGGCACCTACCTCATCGGCGACGTGATCGACCTTTCGGTCGCTCGCGACATCGGCGCGGGCGAACCGCTCTTTTTCGTGGTCACGGTCGATACGGCTGTTACCTCGGGCGGCGCCGCCACGGTGACCTTCCAACTGGCGTCCGACGCGCAGGCGGCGATCGCCACCGACGGCTCGGCCAGCGTGCACTTCGCGAGCGCCGCGATTCCGAAGGCAACGCTCGTGGCTGGCTATCGCGCCGTCGCCGTGCGCCTTCCGACGGAAGGCACCGCGTACGAGCAGTACCTCGGCGTCCTGCAGATCACTGGCACCGCGGCGCTGACCGCCGGCAAGGTCAACGCGTTCCTCACGCACGACTACGCGAAGTTCAAGGCGTACAACGACGCGATTTAACCGGGATACCGGCTGATGCGCGTCATCGCAATCAAGCTCGGCTTCTTCGGCGGGCATCGGGTCCGTATCGGGCAGGAGTTCGACATTCCCGAGAAGGATCTGAAGCAGGAGGGCGGCAAGTCCGTCCTTCCGTCGTGGGTCGTGGAAGCGACTCCCGAAAACCGCCAGAAGCTCGCCGATGGCCGGAAGTTCGAAGCGCAGAAGGCGCGCGAAGCGGCGCTCGCCGCAGCCGGCCCGAAGCGCACGGACAAGCAGCACAAGCGCGGCTTCGCCGTACGCGAGGGCGCGGAAGACCTGGTTTAACCGCCTCGGCCAAAGCGGGGCTTGGTGAAGGGGCGCCTCGTGCGCCCCTTTTTGTTGGAGGTGAGCAGTGGCAACGGTAGTAGACATCTGCAACATGGCACTCGGCCACGTCTACAACAGCGCCGAGCTCACATCGATCGACCCGCCGGATGGGTCGGCCGAGGCCGACCACTGCGCGCGCTTTTACCCGATGGCGCGCGACGAGTGCCTTGAACTCTTTACCTGGTCATTCGCGACGCGGCGCGAGACGCTCGCCGAACTCGCCGACAACCCCATGGAGGACATCTGGGGCTTCGCGTACGGCCTTCCGAATCAACTGGTCACGCCACTCGCCGTGCTGCTGCCTGGCGCGTCCGACGACAGCCAAGGCCAGCCGTACCTCATTGAGACGAACGATGACGGCAGCGGCATCCTGTACACGAACGCCGAGGACGCGATCCTCAAGTTCATCTGGCGGCAGGAAGACCCGGCGAAGTTCACGCCGCTCTTCACTATCGCGCTTTCGTACAAGCTCGGCGGTTACCTCGCCGGCCCCATCGCCAAAGACCCGAAGCTGAAGGCCTCGCTCGAGGACACCGCGCTGCAGAAGCTCGCGCTCGCCGCGGCGAAGAACAAAGCGCAGAAGGTTGACCTCTACAAGGACTTCGTTCCGGCTCACATCGCGGCGCGCTCGTGAACGTCAAGCCGCATACCAGGTCATTCGCCGGAGGCGAGATCACGCCCGAACTCTACGGGCGCATTGATCTAACCAAGTTCCAGACCGGGCTCGCGAAGTGCCTCAACTTCTGGGTGCTGCCGCACGGCCCGGTGCAGAACCGGCCGGGCTTCGCCTACGTCAACGAGGTAAAGGACTCAACCAAACGGACGCGCGTCATTCCGTTTCAGTACAACACGCAGCAAACTTTTGCCGTCGAGTTCGGTGACCAGTACATCCGTTGGCACACGAACGGCGGCACGCTCCTCGAGACGGCGAAGAACATCACCGGCATCACGCAGCCGGCCGGCGTCATCACTAGCGCCGCGCACGGCTTCAGCAACGGGCAGTGGGTGTACCTCTCGGCTATCGGCGGCATGACGCAGTTGAATGGCCGCTTCGCCGTCGTGTCGGACGCTGCAACGAATACGTTCCGCATCAAAGATTTTGCCGGCAACTACATCACGACGGGCAGTTACTCGGCGTACACGGCTGGCGGCACCGCTGCGCGGGTGTACGAGATCGCCTCGACGTACCTTGAAGCGGATCTCATGGACTTGCACTTCACGCAGTCCAACGACGTGCTGACCATCACGCACCCGAGTTACCCGCCGCGCGAGCTCAAGCGCCTCGGCGCGACGAACTGGACGCTGACCGACGTCAGCTTCTCCCCGACGATCAGCGCGCCGAGCGCTCCGACCGTGGCTGTCGGCGCTGGCGCGGGCGCGACTCAGTATCAGTACAAAGTCACGGCGGTCAGTTCGGACAATCTCGAGGAGTCCCTGCCGAGCCGCGCCGCATCAAGCGCGAGCGTCGCCATCACGGGTGCCACGCAGGCCAACCCGGGTGTCATCACCGCCGTGGCGCACGGGCGCGCGGTCGGTGATCCGGTGTACATCGAGGGCGTCGGCGGTATGACGCAGCTGAACGGCAATGAGTACTTGGTGAACACGGCGCCGACAGCCGACACGCTTACGTTGAAAACGCTCGACGGCACGCCGATCAACACTACCGGATACGGCGCTTACACGGCTGGCGGCACGCTCTACTTCGTGGCGATCGCGAACGACCTCACGGGCGCGGGCGCCTATAACACCGTCTCGTGGACAGCGGTGTCGGGCGCGGTGCGGTACAACATCTATCGCCTGAAGAACGGCCTCTACGGCTACATCGGCCAGACGGCGCGCAACACGTTCAGGGACGACAACATCACGCCGGACGTGTCCAAGACACCGGCCGAGGCAGACACGCCGTTCACTGGCGCGAGCAATTACCCGGCGGGCGTGGACTACTACGAAAGCCGTCGCGGCTTCGTCGGCACTACGAACAAGCCGATCAGCTACTGGCTCACGCGCTCGGCCACTGAATCGAACCTCTCGTATTCGATCCCGACGCGCGACGATGATCGCATCGCTGGCCGCGTGCTCGGCCGCGAGGTGAACGCGCTGCGCCATATCGTTGGCGACGACGCGCTCGTCATGCTTACCTCGGGCGGCATATGGCGTCTGGCGCCGCTCAACTCGGACATCCTTACGCCGAGCTCCGCGCTGCCCAAGCGCATCAACGGCGAAGGCTCGAGCAACGTACAGCCGGTGAAGACGCATAGCGACATCGTTTACTTCGGCGACGCGAGCCAGCACCTTATCGCCATCAAGTACCAGTGGGAGGCGAACGGCCTCATCACCGAAGACTTGTCAATCATGGCGCCGCATCTCTTTGACGACTACACCTTCAGCGACCTAGCGTACGCCAAGAGGCCGCGGATGCTGTGGTCGGTGCGCAACGACGGCAAGCTGATCGGCACGACGCATATGCCGGCGCACGAAGTCACGGCCATGCACCAGCACGACACGGACGGCACGTTCGAGTCGGTGTGCTCGGTGAAAGAAGGCAGCGAGTATCCGGTCTACGCCGTGATCCAGCGCAGCATCAATGGGCGCAGCGTGCGCTACATCGAGCGCATGCACAAGCGCCGCTTCACGGATGCGGCTGACGCTTTCATTGTGGACGCTGGCGCTACGTACGACGGCAGCGCAGTCACCACGATCACCAACGGCCTCTGGCACCTCGAAGGCGAGACGGTGAACATCCTTGCCGACGGTGCCGAGGTTGCGCAGCAGGTGGTCACGAACGGCGCGGTGACGCTGCCCAACGCGGCGAGCACCGTGCAGATCGGGCTGCCGATTACGGCGGATCTGCAAGGCCTACCGCTCATCCTTGAATCGCTCATGGCATCGGGCCAAGCGTCGCTCAAGAACATCAGTGAGGTGTTCCTGCGCGTGCATGAGTCAGGCGGTATCAAGGCCGGGCCGGACTTCGACCATCTGCGCGAACTACCGGCGCGGACCAACGAGAACTACGACACGCCGCCCCGGCTAAAGAGCGGTGTGGTGCACATCACCATCGACAACAGTTGGGACATTGACGCCGCCATTTGCATCCGTCAGACGGCGCCGCTACCGCTCACGATCTCCGCGATGACACTGCTGGTGCGCGCAGGCGGGCCATGACCCGCGTGTACGTGCGGACGCTCATGGCGGGAGATCTCGAGCACGTCGCCCAGAACATGCGCCAGGCAGACCGCGATGAAATTTTCGCCGCCCGCGGGCAGCGCGACATGCACGCCGTGCTCGGCCGGGCGATCATGCTTTCGACGCACTACTGGATCGGCGTTGCGGACGAGGAACCGTGCGCGATCTTCGGCGTTGCGCCACTGTCGCTATTGAGCGGAAGCGGCTCACCGTGGCTGCTCGGAACCGAGCGGGTTTATGCCGCACGCGGCGCCCTTATGCGTGAGGGGCGCCACTATCTTCACCGAATGCTGGCCGTCTATCCGCACCTGGTCAACTACGTCGATGCGCGGAACGAGCGCAGCATCCGGTGGCTCGCGCGCCTTGGCTTCGCGATCGCGCCGGCCGCCCCGTATGGCGAGTCAGGTCTTCCGTTCCATCGATTCGAGATGAGGGCTTAGCGGTGTGCTCCCCTTTCGCTGTTGCAGCCGGCGCCACTGCTGCGGGTTCTGTTGCAGGGGCCGCCGCGGCATATCGTGGCGCGCAACTGAACAAGGCCGGCTTTGAGTTTCAGGAAGGTGTAGAGCGCCGCAACGCGGACATCGCCGACCAGCAGGCGAGTGATGCGCTTGTCCGCGGGGAGCGCGCCGAGGGCCAGGTCCGCATGCGCACGGCTTCGCTCAAGGGCGCGCAGCGGGCGCGCTTCGCCGCCGCAGGCCTTGACCTCAATGAGGGTTCGCCGCTGTCGATCCTGATGGACACCGACTACATGGGCGAACTTGACGCACTGACGGTGCGCGACAACGCGTCGCGGGAGGCGTGGGCGCTTCGCGAGACGGCGCGCACAGGTCGCATGAACGCCGATTTCCTCCATTGGCGCGCCGGTCAGGAAAGCCCGGGCCGGGCTGCCGCTACTTCGTTGCTTGGCAGCGCCGGGTCAGTCGCTTCCAGCTGGTACGCATATGGCCGGAGGACGTAAATGCCGGCGCGCGTTCCAGTCTACGATCAGGCGCAGGTAGACGCACGTCCTCTTCAGGCGCCGCGCACATCGAGCGTGGCGACGCCGGAACTTTTGTCGGGACCGGCGCAGCAGGAGCAAAAGCTCGGTCAGTCCATCACTGCGGCCGGCGTTGGCGGCATGCGTGTCCTAGCCGATATGCAGGAGCGCGAGAACGCCGACATGGTGTTCCGCGCCGAGGCGTCGCTGAAGGACGCGTACATCTCGTATGAACAGGATGCGCAAAAGAACCGGCAGGGCCGCTTCGCGTCAAATCTGACGCAGGACACCGACAAGTGGTTCGGCGAGCAGGTGACCAAGCATAGCGAGGCGCTGGGCAACGACGAGCAGCGCCGGCTATTCAACCAGCGCGCGACAGCGCTGCGCCTCACCGCTATGCACTCCATCTCCGGGTGGGAGGCGACGCAGTTGGAGAAGTCGCACGACGAGGGCTGGAAGGCCGACAAGAATGCGACGATCAGCACCGCCGCGCAGGCAGCCACGCCCGAAGCCGTAGACTACGCGCGCGACGAACTCTCGCGCCTCAACCGCTACCAAGGCGCTCGCAAGGGCTGGCAGGGTTCGCAGATCACCGACGCGACATTGCAGGACACCACCACTCTGCACGAGAACGTCATCAAGCGTCTGGCGCAAACTGACCCCACCGCCGCGGCTGCGTACTTCGACAAGTTCAAGGGCGAGATTGACGGCAAGCGCCACGACGAGATCGGCAAGTTCGCCCGTGACGTGAGCGCCAATGCGATCGGCGACAAGATCGCCGACGCGATCTGGGCAAAGAGCGGACCAAAGGTAGACACGGACCCCGTGAACCTCGACGCGCTTGAGAAGGAGGCGCGCGAGACGCTGAAGGGCAACGAGCCGGCGGTGAAGGCCGCGCTGGCGGGCCTGAAGGAGCGTACCAGCGCTTTCGACAAAGGCACCAGGGAGCGCGAGGCCGCGAACGAAAGCGCGATTTCAAAGGCCTTCCTCGGCGGTTCGTCGTTGCGTGCCATCCGTGCAATGCCTGAGTTCCAAGCGCTGTCGGGTCAGAAGCAGGCGCACTGGAACGACTACATCGAGAACACGACCTATGCGCGCGGGCAGCGCGCTCGGCACCTCGAGCAGCAAGCCGAGGATGATCGTGCGCGGGCGAACAACGCGGCGTACCTGCGCTACAGCGATCCCGAGGTTCTGCGCGGCATGTCGCGCAACCAAGTGGAGGCGCTACTACCGGATCTCGGCCGCACGTATACCGAGCACCTGCTCACGAGGTACGACTCGTTGTCAAAGGGTGACGCGAAAATCGTGCAGGCGCGCATGGATCAGGAAGACTTCAACCACGTAGCGCAGGGCGCCGGCCTGAAGCCGTTCGATCCCAAGAAGAGCGAGGACGAGCGCGCGGCGCTCGGCGAGCTCAAGTACCGCATCGAGCAGCGCATCGATCAAGAGCAGGCGAAGGTGAAGCGCGAGCTCACCCGCGGCGAGAAGATGCAACTGATGCAGCAGGAGATGGACAACAAGGTGCTCGTCAGCCGGTTGTTCCTTTCCGACGCAAGCAAGGCTGCCATTCTGCTCACGCCGGCCGAGATCGAGAAGGCTTACGTCGTGGTGGACGGCCAGCGCGTGAAACTGTCGTCCATCCCTGCGGAGGACCGCGCCGACATCATCAAGGCGCGCCAGGCGCGTAATCTGCCCGTCACCGAGCAACTGATCGCGCAGACGTGGATGCGCGCGAAGCAGAAGAAACCGAGCACGCCGACCGCGCCCAGATCGCCGA